AGATAATTAACTATACTACTATTAGTATTAATAAGTAAAGTATTAATTTACTTTATTTATATTTACTTTTAATATAAACTAATGAATAGTGATGAAAAGCTAGTAATAATAAATGGAGAACAATACATGAAATTAAGAGAATATCTTAAAAATCAATCGTTTAGTGTAAGTAAGGTAGCTAAAATATTAGATGTGCCTGAAGTTACAGTAAACTCATGGAAATATGGAAATAAAATTCCTAGCAAAAAAAACATGGATAAAATAGTAGAATTTACTAATAAAGAAGTTCAACCAAACGATTTCTACACATGAGTTTTCAAGCAATATCTTGGGCTACTAAGCAGAAAACAGAATGTAGTGGGAGTAAATTATTACTCATTATGTTGTGTAATTATGCAGATAATGACAATAGATGTTATCCAAGTTTGACTCATTTGAGTCAATTATGTTGTTGTTCTGTAAGCAGTGTTCAGCGATATGTAACAAAATTGAAACAATCTAATTTTATTAAAATTGAAAAAGTGGGTAAAGGTTTAAAAAAACACAATCATTATACGATTAATATACCTCAATCCATTATAGTCAATTTGACTAGCAATACTAATATAACTAATAAAAATAAATTTATTAAACAGAAAGGTAGAAATAAAAACTTTATCGCTGGATAATACTTTATTTATAATTACTTATAGTATAATATGTCTAATAAGTAATTAACGAGGATAAAACAATGAAAGATGGTATTCACAAAGCAAAAGATTTATATGAGGATTTATGGAAACTTTATGAGGGTAAAACTTGTAAACGATACAAAACAGGATTTAAAGATTTAGACCCAATTATGAGAATAGTCAAACCCTCATTTATTTTAATGACAGGTGTTCCAAATTGTGGCAAGTCAAGTTTAACATTTGACATCATAATGAGAACAGCTAAAGAGCATGATTTTAAATATGTTATCTTTTCGCCTGAACACAGTTTAGCAGTTAATTTAAAAAGATTAATTGAGAAATATGTTCATAAACCATTTGATGCAATGTTTGGCGAAAATAGATGTACCATTGAAGAAGTGCAAGATGCTGTGGCTTTTATTAATGAACATTTTTATTTTATAGACAAGAAAGGCGACTCGCCTGACATTGATTGGATAATTGATAGAGCGAGATATTGTGTTAATGAGTTCGGTTGTGATGGTTTAGTGACAGACCCATATAATGAAATAAACCCAGCAAGAAGTAATTTGAGAGAAGATGAACACATCTCATTACTCATATCCAAAATTAAAAGATTTAATCGAGAAACTAATACAATCACATTTATGGTTGCACACCCAACAAAACAAATAAGAAATGCTGATGGTATGTTTGAAGTCAAGAGTCTTTACGATGTGAGTGGTAGTAGTCATTGGAACAACAAAGCAGATATTGGTGTCATAGTCACTAGGGATTTTGAGAAAGGTCAAACCAAAGTCAGAGTTGCTAAAGTCAGAGAAGTTGATGTTCAAGGAAATATAGGCGAAATTACACTTCGTTGGAACAATGACACAAAGTGTTATGATACATTAATGGATAAATTCTAGGAGATAGTATGAATATAGTAGAAAAAAATGTAGCTGATATAATTCCAGCCGATTATAACCCAAGAGAAATAACAAAAAAACAATATGCAGAAATAAAAGATAGTGTTAATAAATTTGGACTTATTGACCCATTAATTGTCAATATGCACTCAGACAGAAAGAATATATTAGTTGGTGGTCATCAAAGACTCAAAATTATAAAAGATATGAACATAAAGAAAGTTCCATGTGTAGAGGTTAATCTTAATGCTGAAGAAGAAAAAGAGTTAAATATCAGACTAAATAAAAATCAAGGACAATGGAACTTCGATAGTTTGGCTAATTTTTTTGATACCGATAATCTTATTAATTGGGGTTTTGACTCTAAAGAACTATCATTTACATCAGAGCCATTAGATTTAGACACAGAAGAACTATCTTTAGATAAAAAATTTGAAGTAATAATAGAAGTCAATGATGTTGAAACACAAGAAAATTTATACAATGAATTAACTGATAGAGGATTAAAATGCAGAATATTAAGTTTGTAAAAGAGATAGATTATAAATCTTCTTTTAGAACAGAACAAGTCTGTGGTATATATGACTTAAATCCTACACAAAAATTAAAGAAAGAATTTAGTTTTGATTTAGATTTGGAAAATCAAGATTGGCAAATTGGTCTAATTGTAGGCACAAGTGGTGCTGGAAAGTCTAGTCTTGCAAAAGAATTATTTAAAGATAATTATGATGTTAAGTACAAATGGAGTGATAACAGTTCATTTTTAAATGATTTTTCAAAGAATATTAATATAAACATAATTACAACTTGTTTATCAAATGTTGGTTTTTCAAGTCCACCAAAATGGTTATTGCCATTCAATCAGTTAAGCACAGGACAACAATTTAGAGTAAATGTTGTCAGAGCAATATTAGAAAGTAAAGAATTATGTTGTATAGATGAATTTACTTCTGTTGTAGATAGAGAAGTTGCAAAGATTGGTAGTCATTGTGTGCAAAAATTTGTTAGAAAAAGTAATAAAAAATTTGTTGCTGTTTCTTGTCATAATGACATAATTAATTGGTTAAAACCCGATTGGGTTTTTAATGTGAACACGAATGAGTTCTCTAGGGGGTTACTTCAACGACCAAAAATTGATTTTAAAATCTATAAATCAGACATCAAAATTTGGAAACTGTTTAAAGAATATCACTATTTAGACACATCAATTCATGTTGGCGCTCAATGTTTTGTTGGGTATGTTTGGGATAAACCTGTTGCTTTTGGCAGTTATATACACTTTCCACATTCACGAATTAAAAAAGCTAAACGAGAACATAGAACAGTTGTTTTGCCAGATTATCAGGGTTTGGGTTTAGGCAATAGATTGAGTGATTTTGTTGCTGAATATTGTGTTAAAAATAATAATCGTTATTTCTCAACTACATCACAGCCCACAATGATACAGTATAGAAATAAATCTAAAAATTGGGCTATTACAAGAAAATTATCTCATGTTGGTGGTTTTGGTAAAAATTCAACAATGAGAAAAAACTCACATTCAACAGACTCATCATCTTCTAAAAGAATGACTTATAGTTTTGAATATTTGATTAAATAAAAATTGTTAATTGTGGAGTGAGTGCTTTACACTCACTCCGATTATTGTTTAGTCCAATCTTGAGTAAGAGTATGCTTTGATACCAGCATCTCTGAAAACTCTTGCATAAGCATCAGCACCAACTTCATGTATCATTACACATTGTCCATTGTAATTTGCTGGTTTCCATAAGCTATATGCTTTTCTAAAATCACACCACTCATAACCAACATCTCTAAGTACTCTACCTGTTTCAGAGTTTTTTCTTACTCCGTAAACAGTTACCCATGCAAATCCACAAGCAAGTTCTGGCTCTCCATTTGGATATTTTTTAAGTTCACTTTGAACTTCTTGTTTAGCAATTTTTATAGCACGAAAATGTGCATTATAAAAATCAATATGTAAATATTGTTTTTCAACTTTTGCATAAGCAACTCTTTTCTTTTCAGCATTTTGCTTAACTTGAATTTTGGAGTTTATTCTATCTTGAATAAAGTTTTGCAAAGTTATTTCTAATAGTGAGTCGCCCTCATAAGTATAGATTATTCTTAAAGGTTTATATCCTCTCATTGGCATAACATACACAGTATCTATCTTATATTGAAATAAAACAACACCAGCTTTCTCTAACTGTTCTGCTGTTATTTTACCAAAGCTGTCAAGTTTCACACAATCAGGGTGTTTGTTTTCTCTTATCATTTTATATATTTCTAATTTTCTCATTTTTACTATCCTCGTTTTTGTTAAATTTATAAGTTGTTTTATTAACTTATACTAATAGTATAAGATATAATAAGTGTTAAATCAACAAAAAAACACGAAAAAACATAAAAAAAACACGAAAAAAAGCTAGATTTTGTACTAAAAGATAGTATATGGCTCTTTTTTTTGTCTTGCTTTTTTCTTATTTTTACTCTATAAAAAGAGTATATATGCCAAAAATAGTAAAAAAAACAGAAGAGATATCACAGATGGTTAAAAAACTATCAGGCATTGGTATAACTCACGACATGATTTGTTCTATTGCTGGTATATCTAAACCCACCTTGTATAAGTATTATGATGAAGAATTAAAGTTAGGCAAAGCTCAATCTACTACAACAGTAGCAAACAATTTATATCGTATGGCAACAGGCGAGGGCAGAGAGGCACTTACAGCATCTATTTTTTGGCTTAAAACACAAGCTGGTTGGAAAGAAACTGATGTTGTGGAGATAAACAATGTATCAGATGAAAACGAAAAATTCTCAGAACTTATTAAACAAGTTCGACACACTAGGTTATCACAAAAAGATAGCGACAAATCTACTCATTGAGTGGTATGCAAAGGCAAGGAAAAGCCAATTAGTAGAAGATGATGATAAATATAACATACATCTTTTTTTAGCTGGTCGTGGCTGGGGTAAAACTCTCACAGGTGCTTATGACATAGTTCAATATTGTTTATTGAATGATAATGTTATTTGTGGAGTAATTGCACCAACTTATGGCGATTTAAAAAGAGTTGTTTTTTCAGGCGACTCAGGTTTTATTAATATAATTGATAAAAGATTATTGAGTGAAACAGGATATAATAAATCACAGAATGAGATACACTTTTATAATGGCTCTCGAATAGTTGGCTTTCCAGCGATAGAGCCAGACAGATTAAGAGGTGTTCAATTTCATAGAGCATGGTGTGATGAATTAGCAAGTTGGCGATATGCAGAAACTTTTGATAACTTAATGATGGCATTAAGACTCGGACAAAATCCTAAATGTATTATTACCACAACACCAAGACCAACGAAAATAATTAAGTCTTTAGCCAAAAGAGAAGATACGAAACTCATTAAAGGTAGCACTTTTGAAAACATTGATAATTTAGCTGAGTCATCAATCCAAATGTTAAAAGAACGATATGAGGGTACAAGAATTGGTAGGCAAGAATTATATGCTGAAATACTAGAAGATATTGAGGGTGCTTTATTTCATTATAAAAATATTGAAGAAAATAGAGTTGTAGATTTTCCACCTGATTTAGAAAGAATAGT